AAAGAAAGCGGCATCACCGAAGACACCCCTATCGGTGAAGCCCTACGCATGAGAGAGAGAGCACTGATAAGCGGCGGCGACGTGATAGACGGGAAGGTACGTGAGGTTGCCGATGTCGAAGAAAGTGACGACGCAGGCTAATGTTGCTGGCCCAGCGATCCACGCTGTCCCGATGTTCAGTGAGCTTGTGGAACGCGGGCGGATGGATATCGTCCAGTTCACCAAGGACTTCATCAACTTCCCGCCGCCCATCGAATCCCTGCACCCAGGTCAGGTGAAGTGGGCGCATAACTTCATCTGGACGCCGGAAAGAATGATTGGCTGTGCCAACCGTTGGGGTAAGACGACGGTGGCCGCAGTCAAGCTGCTTCACCACGCCTTCTTCCAGACCCGCCTGCCTCAATACTCCGAACTCACCCACGACTACACTGCTATCTCCCTAAGTATCACATTAGACATGGCACAAATCGCCTGGAACTTCGCTGTCATGCTAGCGCAGAACAGCCCCCTCCTAAAGCGATTCATCGTGGACATCAAGAAGCGTGACCCGTTCCCGCTCCTAGTCCTAGGCGATGGCGATAAATGGCGGTCGGAGATATGGGCCAGATCCACGGCGAACAAGGGTGTCTACCTGTTGGGTAGGGCGTTTGACTTCGTAAACTGGGATGAGGCCGCGCGTGAGCCGGGTGGCCGCTTCATCCTGGACGACGTTCTTCGGATGCGTATGGCTGATAGGCAGGGGCGCTTGGACATGACGTCCACTGGCGCTGGCAAGAACTGGTTCTGGAAGCAGTGTGAGCTGGGTAGAAAGAACGGCCCTTACCACCTCCAATACTACTTCCAGACTGGCAGCACCTACGAAAATCCCAGTATCTCCGTGGATAGATTGGAAGACGCCAAGGGCCGTATGTCTGAGGCGATGGTGAAGCAGAATATCTACGGGGAGTTCATCGACTTTGCCACCGTCTTCCCTATAGCTGATATTGAACAGTGCTACCGTGGCATCGACTACTCCCTCATCCGCACACCAGACCAAGCGCAAAGGGAGATTACGACATTCCCGCGCGACGCGTCCTTCGTCTTCGGCGTTGACCTGGGCCGCAAGCGTGACCCAACCGTCATCCTTGGCTCCCGTACCGACATCTCCCCAGCCCACATCGTATACGCCCAGGAGATCGGCAACGAAGAGCACTGGGACGGGATATACGACGCTATCAGCAAGGTCTACCACACCTTCAGAGACCCGCTAACAGTGATCGACGCTACATCCTTGGGCGGTGATATCTCAGTTGACATACTACGCGGTGAGCGATATAATGTCCATAACATCATACCGTACTCCTTTGCTGGCCGCGGTGGGTCGCAGAAGGAGCACCTAATCCAAGTCGGGCAGATGGCGCTCCAGCAGAAGGCGATCATCTGGCCGTACATACCAGAGCTGTATGATCAGCTAGGCATGTATGACTATAAAGACGTCCACCTAGCCACCGACTGGGTGATGGCCTATTGCATGATGGCCGAAGGGATCAGGCAAAGCAGCACGACGCATATCCAAATAGCTCCCATTGAGTTTATGATCCATACGCTGCGTGCTGAGTACGACGACACAGAGACGCGTAGGGTGCACCATGCCTTTACGAAGGACGACATTGAGCTTGACGAAATGATCTTCCCTGTAGTATTCGAATCGAGGGTACACTAATGGCAGAATCTTTCTCTTACCGCTTGGCGCGTGCGGTGAACAGGATCCTTGGCAATCCACTGGACGTGAATAAGGAGGAGCCAGATCCCGAACCGCGTGGCTCTATAGCCTCTGAGCTGTCCGTGGTCACCCGTGAGTGGGAGCAGCTCTTTGGCCTTACCTACTCCCGGCGTCTCCGCTACCAGGACTACGACCGCATGGACACTGGCGACATGGCCACCCTCCTGGACACCGTTGTGGACTCTTGCACTATCTCCGACGACGGCAGGCTATACGGCTTCTCTGTAGAAGGCACTGGCCCGAAGGTCACCAACCTCCTGAACAGCGTCATACAGCGGTGCGACCTCATCGAAATCGCCCGCCAGTCCTTACGTGACTGCCTGAAGTATGGCGATGAATTCGTGGGACTGACCATCGACCAGAACGGTGATGTAGTCTACACGTCGCCGCTGCCCGTCGATACTATGATCGCGCGCGTCGATAGCCACAACAGGCTGAAGACGGGGGAGGAGAGTCCGGATGGTGTCTCTCCCCCGATCCCAGCGGCCTACTGGCAGATCGGCGGCAACTACCTCCCCATCGCTGGGTGGTATCCGTGGGAGATGTGCCACCTCAAATACCGACCGACGCGCAAGAACCCCTACTCCGCGACCTCCCTGTTCGAAGACTCGCGCCCGCGCTGGCATAAACTGCGGATGATGGAAGAGGCGATGGCGATTGCCCGCATCGTCAGGGCGTATATACGGCTTGTGCATAAGCTGGATGTCACTGGCAAGCCGACGGAGGAGGCGAAGGCGCTCATTAAGGAGTACATGGACGCGGTGAAAAAGTCGAAGCTGGTCGCAGACAGCACTACTGGCTCACGCGCTACAGAGAAGCGGATCATTGGCGTGGACGAAGACCTATTCTACACCACTGGCTACATCACAGCGCCGAACGGTGAGCTTAAGCCAATGCTATCAGGTGTTGACAGCATCGACCCTCAGAACACTGGCCTTCGCTATATTCCCGACGTGGACTACATGCAGCGGGGTCTATTCACAAGGGTGTCCGGTGAGGTTGTAGGGTTGCCTGGGGATAGGGAGGACGTGGGGATGCAGGATATCGCTTCGTCACGCTTCTACCAGTGGTGCCAGAAGGGGGTGCTTGAGAATCAGTTGCTCCGCCCGATCTTCGACCTCTCCCTGCGTCTGAAGGGCTACCAGCCTGGGCGGGTGTCCTACAAGATCACTTGGCCGTCCGTCATCATCGAAACCTCATGGCGGTTTGCCGATGCAGGGTTCCGCCGGAGCATGATGGACACTTACTACATCGAAGCTGGCATCGTCCCACGCCAGTACATCGCTAACTCACGCTATGGTATCCCTACCGATAAGTGGGAAAGCGAGTGGCTACCACTGATCAAGAAAGAGATGGAGGAGTTTGGTGCCCTGGATATGCGCAGCTCTGCGGCGCAGCAGCGAAGGATAGGTAACCAAGCGACATAACATGACACACATGACACATACCATATGCGAACCCACGCACAGAGCGGAGCACTTCTTCACCTGCCCGTTCTGCAAGAAGATGTACCGTGAGATCATGGCTAGTGGGTACATCGTGCTTGATAACCGTACTACGCTAGTTTGCATAAGTTGTTGGGGGCGTGATATAATGCCCTCACAATCAAGGTCGGATGGTTCCTTTACACAAGCCATCAGTGCTGATGGTGAGGTAATCGTTCCCTTGATGGAGTAAGCTTAGTCATGTTGAACGAACCGTACAGTAAGAGCAACCCACCACGCGTAGCAAAGAACTGGACGGACGCGGAACAGGACAAGTGCATCGCTGCCGCGAATTCAGTGTTGAATAAAGGTGGCTCTGAACAAGATGCTATCTTTGCCTGCATCCATGCGGCAGGAAGGAGCAAAAAGGAAATGAATCGTGAGGATAGAATCACGGAGCTACGCGAAACCATCGACGGCGTGTCGATGTCCATCTCCGAGCAAACCAAAGATGGGTATAGATACGCCACCTTCTTGGTATCGCGTGGCGATACCCTCAACGCCAACCGCCGCGTCTACCCTACATCAATATGGCAGAGGGAAGCTGCCCATATAGGTGAGGGTAACGTGACGGGCCAGTCTGGTCATCCCTTCTGGTCTACCGATCTGCTTGATCAATTCCTCCTCTTCACTGAAGGCAATGTTGTAGGCAAGGACTTCTACGCTACAGCGAGGGTGATCCCCACAGAGGAAGGGAATAAGTTCGCAGCCATTGCCGATGCTGGCGTCAAGGTGGCAGTTAGCACCCGCGGCTACGGCAAGGTTGCTGACCCTGCAGAATGGGAAGATGAGAGCGGCGTCAAGCACGCTGATGTCGCCGTGGTAGACGAATCCAGCTACATCCTACGTGGCATAGATATCATGCTGCCCGGTGACCAATCCGTGGAAGGCGCTGGGATGATCCACTTTGAAAATAAAGAGGTGTCCGCTATGGAGACCGAGTTGGATGAACTGAGAAGTCGGCTGGCTGATGAGCAGGCCAGCGTGGTGTCGCTGAAAGAGCAGGTCGATAAGCTGACTGAAGACCTTACGGCGCTGCAGGAACTGAACGCTGCCTGGGAAGCCAAGGCTGAAGAGCTTCAAGAGGAACGGGATTCTTTTGAAGCCGAAGTCACTGGCCTGAAGGAAGCCACCAGCGCGCTGACCCAGGAACGGGACGGGCTTCTGTCCGTTGCCTCCGCCCGCTCTCATCTCCTGGATCGCGCTCGCGGTGACAGGTTCGCTATGCCGATGATCACTAAACTCTTCGACAGGAGCACTGTTGCTGAGGTCGATGAGGCGTGGGACGCGGCTTATGCTGAGGTGGAGGTTGAGCTGTCGAATGCTGTTGTGTCCGTTGAGCCGAAGGGTGAGACTTCCCTGAAGCCCGGAGACGACCTGAAGCCGACATCCGAGTCTAAGAAATCCTACGAGCAACCAGAGAATCGCTACCATCTCCGCGCGAGCGGAATGGGATAACCAAGGAGTGTTAACAAATGGACGAGAGATACAAAGGTACTCTGATGGAGCAGGAGTTCATTCGCAAGAACTACGCGCTCATTGAGGAGTACGACAAGCTTGGGTTCATCGACAATCCGAATGCCCCTTCCCTGAAGAGCGATATGGATCGGGCAATCATGGCGCGTGTCTTGGAGAACACCAAGGCCCAAATGTGTAACGACCTGTGGCGTCAGGATGTTCCTGCCACTGCCCTGTTCCAGCAAATGCAGGAGACTACCACGCCCATCAAGACCACATCTTGGTCTGGCGCGACGATGATCCCCGTTGTCTTGGGCTACGTTCGCAAGATGATGCCTAAGATGATTGCCTTGGAGTTGGTGCAGACCCAGCCGCTGTCTATGCCTAGCGGTCGCGTGTTCTACATCGACCGCAAGCGGCACAACGATGGCACCACCAACGGGATTATCGAAGCGCGCGCCGGGTGGTCTTACCGATCATGGATCACCGACCCCGGTGAGGCGACTACCATTGCCAAGTCCGTAGATCTGACGTTCACGTCCGCCGATGTGACCGCCACTGCCCACAAGCTCAAGGCTCAACTGAGTGCTGAGTTCCAGATGGATCTCCGGGCCTACTTGGGGATGGATGCTGTCGCCCTGGCCAGCGATACCGTGACCGACGAGTTCGCTATGGAGCTGGATGAAACCATCCTGTACCAGCTCCATCACAACGTCGGGACTACGGTCTATCATGGCGCGAAGCCCTCCGGCTATACCTATGAGGAATGGGATCGCCGCCTGCTGGACAGTATCGTGCGCGCCGACGAGATCGCTTACAACAAGCACCGCACCCGCACTAACTGGATGGTCGTGGGTTCGGAGATGAGCGTCCGTCTGCAGCGCTTGGCTACGTGGGAAACGGTGCCTGAGAGTGACCGACCAGTCGTCGCGGCTGGTCTGGTTCGCATCGG